AATATCTGACGATAGTTTGACGCTTATAACCTTTAGTTATATCATTATAACAATTATTAACCAGTAGCAGGGCTACAACCATTTTAATCAGGAGATTATCAAATGGCAGAGTACACAGAAGAGCAATTGAAAGAATTGCTAGCGAAGCAAGAGCAAGAGTTAACGGCTAAGTTTGAAGCTGAAACCGCAGGCTTAAAAGCCAATAAAGATGCACTTCTAGCAGAAAAGAAAAAGCTAGAAGAAGAAACGCAGGCTAAATTATTGGAAAAAGAGCAAGCGGCAATTGAGGCAGCAAAAGAAGCTGGAGATGTTAAAAAAGCTTTAGAGCTTGAGCAAGCTAAATACGAGCGTGAACGCAAAGAATTATCCGAGCAATTAAACGCACGTAATGAAATGATTCTTTCATCTAAAAAGCAAGCTTCTGTTCAAAGCATTGTTTCTAACTTTGCTAAAAACGACAAGCTCAGTCAGTTAACAGCGAGTCAATTAGTTGATTATGGTTTTGGCGAGGACGGTAACGTAGTCGCAAGCTATAAAGACTTAGACGGCAAGCATATAGCTGATAACCATGATGATTGGTTAAAATGGGCTAAGTCTGACCCTGATATGCAAAACCATTTGGCAGGGTCAAAAGCTAGTGGTACTGATTATAGCGCGATCAAACCATCGCAAAATAGTCATGATAAAGATAATTATTCCAAGATGAGCAGCGAAGAAAGGTTAGCTTACTTGGATAACGTACAATTAAAGTAAATTCAGGAGTCCATTATGGCACTAGGCGATTTTCAACTGTTTAATGATTACGCATACCGCGCATTTGCAGTTACATTACAGCAAAACATCCAGTTATTTAACCAAGCAACACGCGGAGCTATTACGCTAGATACAATTGCGGTGGCTGGTGATAAGCACCAAAAGGCAGCTTTTGAGAATCTTAGCTCTCTTGTTGGCAATCGTGATCCAGAGTCAACGGCAGCAGCCACAGAGCACGCACTAAAAGAACTGTTAAAAATTGACATTAAAGTAGGTTGGGGTACGCCTAACATTACTTACACCAATACTTCTTTCGACTGGACAAAACGAGACCCGCGTGAAGCTGGCCGTTTATTCGGTGAGGATATTGCAGCGGGTGCAATGCAGTATATGCTTAACTCGCTTCTATACTCAGCTGTTGCATCAATGGATGACGCAGATGTTAACTATGATGGCACGGCTGGTATCGCGTCAATCGCAAGCCTTGTTCAAGGTGCGGGCAAGTTCGGCGACCGCCAATCAGCTATCGTATGCTGGGTTATGCACTCTAAGTCGCAAACAGATATTTGGGCTGGTGCTGTAGCAAACTCTAACGATCTATTTGACTTTGGCAACATTCGAGTTGTTACTGACGGTCATGGCCGCCCATTGGTTATGACTGACTCTGATGCCCTACACTTTGATAACGCCGGTACAGAAAACTACATTCAACTAGGTTTAGTTTCTGGCGCTCTGTCAGCTCAAGATCAAGGAGATATGCGCTCATATAACGTAACCGATTTGGACGAAGAAAATGCTCGACAGCTGTTAAAGGCGGAGGGTTCATTTATGATTGGTATTAAGGGTTACACTTTCAGTAACTCAGTTGTTAAACCTAACGATGCTGCATTAGCGAACACTGCAAACTGGTCGCGTGTTACTGGCTTAGGTCATAAAGACACTGCTGGTGTCGTCGTGACAACCCTATAAGGAGGATTAAATGGCTACTAAAAAATCATACAGCAAGACTGATATTGTATTGACTGCAAAAGGTGAGCGAAAAGGCAAACAGGTTGAGTACAAGCTAACGCCTGTATCATTCAACACTGTAAACCTTAAAGATCTAAATGTTACTGGTGAGCCTTACTACGTGGACAAAGCTGTTAGCCTTGGCGCAATTAAAGGTTAAACCAGAAAAGCTTTAGTTTTAACAGCCTCACTTTTTAGTGGGGTTTTTTTATGTGAGGAAATTATGAGGAACGATTTACTTAAACAAATTGTAGTTGCGGCTGGTGGCACTGTTACCGACCCAAACAACAGAAATGAACTATTAAAAGATTGGCTTACAGCTTTAGGAGGTTAGCATGGTTGATGAAACAAGAAACGAGCTATTAGAAGAAATACTGACAGCAACACAGAATATTAGCGGCACTTACGATGGTAGGGTCGTTGTAAAGCAAGCGTCAGACCTTGCTGGGACTCTTGATAGCACTAAAGAGTACTTCATTGATGGTGTTGTAGATATGGGGGCTCAGTCGATTGAAGTACCTACTGGCGGCCTTTATTTATCTGGCTATAACTTTGACACATCCAAACTAATATCTAGCGCAACAGGCTATACAATGTTCACCTCGCCCGTTGGTGGTAGCGGTAATGTGATTGGCAAGGATTATGCGATAGAGGTCACGGGCGCAACATCTAAAGTATATGACTTGACTAGCGCGACTGGTTTTGATGCTTTTGAGTTCAGTAGAATCAACTATAACAACTGTGAATCTCTTGGTGAAATAAACGGATATAGGCAAGGATTTGAGAGTGGCACAGGTAGATTTGGTGGAAAGCCAGAGCTAACACTTTCCGGTACTTGGGTTGGCGGGTATTTTATAGACGCATCAATAGTGAGAAGCTTGACTGATGGGGCTTACTCACTATTTAAAGCTGGCACTGGCTTTAGCATGGCTTCACGCTTTAGGACAAATATGAATTTAGACTTACCAGCTAGCGCTTCATTCTTTGATTTCGCGCCTGCAAACTTTCCAAACCCGTCAACTGTGCAGGTGGATGGTGCGATAGTTACTAGGCAGGGCGTGCAAGATGCAACCGACGCAAACTACACACCAAATATAAGCGCAGGTAACTTAGCTTGCTCTTGGTCTAGCAATATCGGAATGCCCAATACTTTTGAGGGTGGTGCGATTGGTATTGCGGCAGAGGCTGCAACAACAATTAATGCGGCTGGTACTTTTGAAGATGTTAATGCTGTGGCGTGGAATGTGACTGACTTGCAGCACTTTGACAACCCTGCGGGAGGACAGTTAAGACACATAGGCATAAACCCAAGAGAGTACAAAGTTGTCGCTTCAATGTCTGCATCATCAACAGCAAACAACGTGCTAACCTTGAGGGTTTTGAAGTGGGACAACTCAGCATCAACATTTGTAACTGTTTTAGATCAAGTTAGACCAGTTAACAATTTCACGGGTGCAAGGGATGTTGCTTTTTTCGACGTGAACATAAACACAACTCTAGATCAAAATGACTACATAAAGTTGCAGGTGACAAATAACACAGCCGCTAATAGCGTTACTTTTGAGGCTGATGGGTATTATCTAGTAGAGGAAAGATAGCAAAAAGCCCCATTAATCGGGGCTTTTTTCATTCGCTTGGTGGTCTATCTGACTGTCAATAACCGCAACGCCACACAGAAATATAACTGTAATAGCCATTAATGCAGTTAGTAGCGGAAACATCCCGTGAAACTCTAAAAGCTCAAATGCCTTGCTAATCATCCAAAGACAAAAAGCAGTTAATGCTAAAGATTGTAAAAGTATTTTGATTTTCATAACTATCTCCATTTGTTTGACTATCTCGAATATAGTCAATAATCATTTGAATGTTTAATAACCTTTAGCTATAAGCTATAATCAAAAGCAATAAAAACATTGTAGGTTTAAATAATGGCTGTCACAGTTGGTACAGATTCTTACTTAACACTAGCAGAGTTTAAAGCTCAAGCTGATGCGTTAGCGCGTGATTACTCAAGCTACACAGATGCACAGATTGAAGCTGCATTAATTGAGAGCTCGCTTTTTTACATTGACCCAACTTACACATTTATAGGTAACAAGGTTGATGAGTCTCAAGCAATGGGCTTACCGACCACGTCAGTATCTATTGCTGACATTTCAAAAGGTGCATTCCAGGCTGCATGGCAAGCTTTAACTGGTTATTTATTTGTTGATCAAGCAGTAAACGCTAGCGGTAAAGTAATCAAAGAGCGCAAAAAGCTGGCAACGCTAGAAAAGGAAACCGAGTATAAAGATGGTTCAATTCCTACGGTTACTTATGACACAAGCAGAATCACAGCTTTATTGAGACCGTACTTAGCAAATCAATCAGGTGCGTTTATGGTCGCTAAAGGTTATAGCTAATGGCTACGTTTAAAAGCGAATTTCAATCTTTAGCTGTTGAGCTTTTTAATGAGTTCGCTGACTTTCAAGTGGACTTCACGATTAAAAAAGACATTGGTTATGATCCAATTACTGACACTGATACAAAATTCAGTGAAACTGTTGGCGCTATACCTATCGACATTAAAACGGCTGAAAATGTTTTTGGTGAAGTTACAGCGAGTGATATTTATTTAGTAATTCTTGATGCTTCACCTGTACCCGATGATTTTGATGTTAGCTATTATTGCAACTATGACGGAGCAGACCGTGAAATAGTGCAAGTAATGAGCGATGCGGCTGACGCTGCTTATTTTGTGCGAGTGGTTATCTAATGGCTGGCCGCAACGAGTCTAACGCTGACGTATCGGACTTTTTAGCTGATGCAGTTAATAAAGAGACTCGCGAGACCGCTTTATATATTGAGCAAGAACTTGTTAGAAAGGCGGCAGTTGATAAAGGTATGTTGAGGGCTAATTTCATTGCAAGCGTTGGCGCTCCTGATAGCTCAGAAGTAGATAGCGAGGACTTAACAGGTAACTCAACAATAAACACGGCATTCAGCGTTATCGCAACAGCAAAGCCTATTAAATACCCGACTATCTACGTGCAAAATAATTTACCCTATGCTTATCGAATCATGGAGACGGGTTACTCTAAACAAACGCCACCAAAGGCGCTAAGCTTAACAATACAAGCGGCGGTTAATAAATGAGTTATTTAAACAATCTAACAGGAGCATTTCAGCTTAGACTGGTGCAGAATTTACCAACTGGTTACGCTGCTACTGATGTTGTAAATCTAGACAGAGGGCCAGAAGCAACAAAGACCGAAAGGCATTTAGTGCAATCGACTTTGCTAGGTTTAAGACAGCAAACAGCGGCAGACGTTAAACGGTGCATTAGGCAATACTTTATCCATACAATATCGGTTAACGTACCAAATTCAAATAGGGCGCAAAGAGCTGATATAATGGCAACTGTATCAGAGATTCAGGCGCTTTTTGAAAAGCTTGAGTTTGATGAATACAAAACGCAAACAGCGACTATTGACGTTGTTGGAAAACTAACAGATTCAAAATTTTACAGAGTTGACGTTAATGTCAACGGCTACTACGAGGAAATTCTATAAATGGCTACTACAGTAACAGATAGAGAGCTAGTCGGCGAAGATATTAGCGTCTACTTATCAGCTCAAACAACAAAAGGCACAGTTGATGCCACTCCTGAGTTTTTTAAAGTTAAACGAGTTGGCGGCGCTCCTAAGCAATCAATCAGCTCAACAACTTCAAATACACTCAGTAATTCACAAAACGGCAAACAGAATATTCAGACCAACTCTGAGCAGGCTGCGGAGTTATCGACGGAAGTATTTCAGCAAACAAAAGATCTGCTTGTTGCTGCAATTCATTCTGAGCTTGATGATAATTCTTACACTGGCACTGACGTTGAAATCACCGCTACTGGTGTGACATATCCAGGCGCAGGCGCTTTGCTTTCAGTCGGTGATTTTGTATTTATCAGTGGTGCAACTGATGACGAAAACAATATAACATATCACGTTGATAACGTTGCAGGCGATGTTGTTACATTAAACCCGGCACCAGCAACAACCGAAGCAGTCGGCGCAAGCATTACAGTTGCAAGCAAAAAATACGCTAACGGTTTAAGTCCTACGTACTTCTTAGGTCAACGCAGACAGTTAGATAAATCAGCGGCGGGCGAAACAACTTACTTTAACTTTGTTGATGGCCTGATTGACTCGCTGACGCTTGAAGTGCCTGAGTCTGACTTAATGACTGCAACGACTAATATTTTGTGGGAGACTGCAACTGATAGCAGATTGCCAATCACAGGACAAACGGATGCAGCTGACGATACAAGCGAGGCTGCGGGCGTAGAAAACCAATTCAAAAAGTTTTGGCTTGATGGTGCTCCCGCTGAATGCTCGCTTAAATCTGCAAGCTTAGAAATCGCCAACGGCTATCAATCAAGTGCTGCTGCTGGGTGTAAGCGCAACAGCTTAGGTGGTCGCCAATTTGCTGTAACTGGCTCATTTGTGGCTAAAAACTTTATTAGTGATTCGACTTATTGGGAAGAATTATATCTTGCAGGCTCACGCGTTAACTTAGCGTTTGAAATCGTGTGGAGTGATGGCAAGTCTATGGTTGTTCAAGTTGAGCAAGCTTATTTATCTGAGCATGAACAATCTATGGAAACAGGGTTTTCTAACTCAACGCTAAACATTAGCGCAGAAGAAAACACGGCAACAGGCACAACTATCCGAGTTTTCTCAAGCTTCTAAAATAGAAAGCCCCAATTTATGGGGCTTCTAACAACTCAGGGTTTTCATATATGTTGCCGATTACCTCAAAGTCATAATCATCAAGAAACACAAAATTTTCATCTTCATTTGGGTCGCAAGCGCAAAAGCAACCATTAATAAATTTAACAACCCAATATAGGCCAGCAGCGCATTTTAAAATATCGCATTCGCACGCCTCAACTCCATTTTTGTCTTTTAATCCTGTGTATTGCATGATTGAATGGTTGCATTTTCCATAACCGCTCACCGCCTGATCGATTTGATCAAACTTGGCTTCTAGCAACTCCACCTTTCCACCATCAGCAGAAAAAACAAAATCATCACCGCTGTATGCATCATCAATCATGAAATCATCATCAAAAGCCCAAGCTCTAAATTTAATTTCCCTCATATTCAAACACCTTCAAACCGTTAAAACTCAAATACAGCAGCCCACAAACCAAACTGTTAACCATCATCGCAGGCCAAAACATAACACCCAAAACAACATCATTGTATAAATAATGATTAGCTAAGCTTACACCGATAACCCATAGGCAAGATAAAATAAATCCGATCATTTTTACTCTCCATTTGAAAACACCCTAAACATAACACCTGCCACCAATAAATCTAAATAACATTTAGCTATAAGCATATAACTTTTTATTTTGCTAGAATGTAAGCATTGATATTAATAAGAGTAGAAATATGTTTTTT